CTATGGAAAACAGTATACGAAGATTTTTCCTGAGGAGTTTTACGATCTTTAGCCTTTTTAATAACCTTTCCGCTATCGTCAATTACACCTAATTCGTAGGCTTCTGTTTTATCCCATGGCGTGACTAACAACTTTAGAAATCTAAAGGCGTAAAATAAATCTGCTGTTCTCGATACTATACCCATTAAATATTCCTAAGTCTCTCTATTATGTTTGTGTCTAAAGGTATTTCAACCTTATAATCCTCCGGCAAATAATTCAAGAAAACTAAAAATGTCTTTAGTTGAGAATAATGTTCAGGTTCTATTTTAAACCACATCATTCTATTAGCCGCTTTAATACCAAATACATTATACAAAACTATAATGTGGTTTAATATAAGCCTTTCTTGTAAATCACCAGATTGTTCATATCTTCTAAGTAATCTTTTAAGATACTTAAATCTTGTTAAATCTTCTTTAAACTCTTCGATCTCAATACATTCCGGGTTATTGTAATGTTGAGATGCGAAGAGCTCAAAGTTCCTACTAGTCAAAGTGTCAAATATTTTCATCATATATTATCTATATTAGATAAATTAGTCTTCTTCGTTATCAGCCTCGTAGTTCTTATCTACGTAATTGAAAAATTCTTTTTTCTTCTCGCCTTCAAGTTCACCCGGTGAAGTAACACCAAACTTTTTAAGAGCCGATTTAAAGAATTTTTGATATCTTTCTTTATCTTCTGCCATTTTAGATTTAGCTTCATTCATAGCATGAGCTTCAGCAACTATTTCTTCAGTAACTTCTTCATTAGCAAGTTGAAGTGCGGCTTTTACTTCTGGATCGTCAGATAAACCTTTCTTCATCTTCTCGATTTTCTTAACAGCACCAGTCATATTGCCACCCATTTTTAATGCCAGATCAGTTGCTTTCTTTAATAAAGCTTTAGGAAACTTACCTTCTTCAATAGTTTCTTCTTCAACTTCTTCCTTCATTGTTTCAACAGCTTTAATTAGATCTTGGACAGTATACTTCTTTTTAGGATCTAAAGCTCCAGCCAAAGTTGTTTTATCTGGAAATTTAGTCTTTTTACTAGCAATTAAACTTGCGCCATCAAAATATAAGCCTTTAGCTCTTGTGGCTTTTTTTAGAAACTTAGAAAGTTCCATTTGAGGAATATCAGAAGCCATTGCTCTAGGGTCAACCTTAGCAGTATTTTCTTCAACTTCCACAACACTTTCAAACTGGTTGCTTTGAATTTCAGCGCCTTTGCTCTTTACTGCTTTCTGAATTGCAGCATTACTAAGTTTACTTGCGTCGCCACGAGTCCCAATAGATATAGTTCCTACGAACTTATTTGATTTTGATGGTGCTTCCGAATCAGTAACAAGACCACCTAAAGATTTAACTGCACCTTTTACCGACATTTTTTCGCTTTTCCAATCTTGCTTTAAACCGCCAACGTCGGAAGGCTTTGGACTTTTTGGCATTGTATCTTTATAGTCAAATCTAATTTTAGTTACTGGTTGAAGCGCTTCGTCAACTTCCTCTTCGTCGCCTTCATCTTCTTCGGCAACCGCGCCAGGACCATAAGTTTTTTTAACTTTGTGAGCATCTTTAAAGTCTTTTTCGCCTTTAGCTTTTGGCTCGGCTACTTCGTCAACTTCTGGTTTGTCATGGGTATAACCCTTATCAGCAAGAGCTTTATGCTCTGCTTCGTCTTTGGCTACTTTCTTTTCGCCAGTTTCTGGGTGAAACATATCGTGTGGATATTTCGCCTCTTCCTTTTTTACTCTACCTTCAACTACATCGCTAACAGCTGCAGCAATGCTCAAAGTAGTACTATCTTTAAGTTTCATATTAGTTTCTCCTATTTTATGAAAAGCATTCCTGTGATAGCTGTGGCAGCGCCAGCAATGACTATCCAGAATAATTTATTAATTATATTTACAGTTTGTGCATTCTCACGCACAAGTATTTCTAATCTATCAACTCTATTTATAAGAGTTAATATCTGTTCCCCTTGTTGTTTACCAAATTCGGCCATGGTTGATATTCTCTCTTCGGCTCTGGCCAATGAGATTATCACATCTGACATCCTATCGATTTTTTCTTCGATTCGATCAAGTCTTGCGGCCTGTTCTAATCGTTGTTCAGCAGCACTAGGCATAGTTACATATCCTACATTTTAGTGGGGTTGCACCCTTTATTAATCTATGATATTCTTCTTTTTTAATTCTGAATACCATACCTTTTTTGAGAAGCCAAGGCAAACAATCCTGTAATTGAAATTGCCATCCTTCACCCTCTAAAATTTCTATTTCTCTGTCATCAGCGTCACGGTGCCAAACATATTCAGCATCATCTTTCTGAAGATCAAAGTTTCTTATTTCACCGTCTTCCCAGTACGGCTTACCAAAAGTAAGATCCACCACCTTTTAACCCCAAGTCTTTGGCGTATTTTGGCAATCTACATGCCCAATAGCCTGGTTTAGTTTTATCAGTTTTAGTATCACAATTATGACGAGCTGCAAAGTTTCTTGCTGCATCTCTATCATTAATCTTAGATGTTAAACCACCCTTTTCGTCACCAAATTCAATCTTTTTCACATTACCTGTTTTAGGATTTTTTACATAAACCACATACTTCTTTTTTCCACTAGATCTTTTTGGTTTATTAAGCTCTTGCTCTTCATCAATTTCAATCATAGGCTGTTCTAAAGGCACATGCTGACCTTCATACAATCCAAATCTTTCTTCAATGTGCTCCAAAAAACTATGCATTATTTACCCTTAATAGTCCTTACAACTTTACTTAGTATCATCTTAACAGCGGTGTAGTATGCAAAGCCATGACCCCATACTATATGGAATGTGTGGTTCTTTTCAATTTCTTCTTTAGCGCCAAACTTTTTAGTCCAGTTATCTACGTATTCGCCTTTATATCTTAATACAGCGTGTGATACTTTCCACTTACTTGGTCCAACTAAACAAATGCCTGCTTGATGAGTAATTAACATCCACCACATTTTAAGATGACTTTCACCACATAATCTATAGAGAATAGAAAGAGAATAGTCTTCACAATCACCTACAAGCTTTCCTTCGGCGTCTTCAGAGTAAATAATTTTCCATGCATCAGCCATACCGTACTGTTCTTTATCGTATCGATATTTCCACTTACTGTTAAATGATGATACTATTTTATCTCTTGCTTTTACTTCTTCTCTATTCATTTTTTTTGTCCCTTTATCCATTTTATGGCAATGCTATTTTCAGGTGGTTGAGCTGCCCATCTTTTAATATCTTTATACGCTTCTAGGGTTGAGGTTTCTATATCAGACCCTTTAGAGTTATCAATAACAATCATGCGGTTTCTAAAAAGACCTTGAAATTTACCAATGTTCTTTTGTACATCTTTCCACATTTTTGTTACTAAACTATCTTCTAGAGAACGCGGCCTCATTCTGTTTCTTTCTAATGCTGTATCCAAATCCGTATTAACAAAAATCATGTGTACAGCATATCCAATTGTTCTTAACATATCAACTTGCTTTTTAATTTTAGCATAGTCTTTACCAGTACCATCAATAACAAGACCTAATCTACCATCTAGAGACATTTTCATTTGCCTGCCAGTTAAAGCTTTTGCTTTTGCTCTTACCGCTTGACCCTGAGCAGATGCAATATCTTCTGGATTAGTTGTTAACCCAGCCTTTTTTAATCCTTTCTCAAAAGCATCATCAGAATTTATTAATCTAAATCCTAATGCTTGCAATGCAGTTTTACCTATCACAAATGATTTACCACTTCCTGGTCCACCTGCTAGGAATACTGCTTTAAAAATAGAAGGATCATTTACTCCTTCCATTATATCAAAATGTTCTTTAAAATTATCCACCGAATTCGTGACCTGCAACTCTCTTCATTTGCTTTTTAAATTCAGCAAAATCTGGTTTACTTTTGTAAAGCTTAATAGAGATCTCATCTCTATCTTTACCCTTAATTCTCCACTTATAACCTTTATCTAAATGTTCTGGCTTTGTGGTCTTTACTACTCTACGCTTGAACCCATCTTCCCAAGGTTCACTCTTACCTGTACCTTCAGTAAAGTATTGCTCAAAAGTCTTCATTTCTTTAAATCATACCGATATGATTTATCTTTAGCTTGACCTTTCTTAGTAATTCCATATCCTGCGATTTGAGCCAAAGCCTTTAGAACAGGCCAGTTTTTTTCATCTTTTTTCTGCCTTCTCGCCTTTAGCATATCATCTTTAATCTTATGGAACAACGTATCAATCATATCCATATCATTCATAACTAATGGAGCTTCGTCAAGATTGGTTTGTTCTTTAAACGTTTTCACTTTAGAACCTTTGCTAATTCCTGAACAGTCATAACTTTGATATTACCTTCATTATCTACAGTACCAAACTTTAGAGTTTTTCCGTCAAGTCTAGGCTTAATAGTATATGCAGATAGGCCGCCTTTTTTACCTGGAATATTATGGACAGTTCCATCTTTATCCATTTTAGGCTTTTCTCTATGACTTGGATTGTCGTTGCCAAGTGCTTCTCTTACTTCTGTAAATCTTTTCATTTTTATTTCCTTTATTTTAAATTTTTCTTAATGAACGATTCATAATCAAATCGTTGAATCCAACCGTTATTATCAAACCTTTTAGACATCCACCTAGCATTCTCAGAGGTTTGCTTTTTCCAAGCAGTATCTGTTTTCTTACCGCCTTGTTTAGCAATATTAGTATATGTTTGCATAAGAGCGGCTGCACTTTGCTTAATTCCTTCATCAAACAATCCCTTATCTACCAGCGTTTTCATTTGATCAGGCATTAGATCTTTTTTAACGTTGAAAATAAAACGAATAACTTTTTCAGCTTCTCTTCTGTCTTGCATGCCGTGCGCTTTAATACCATAATCTTTTTTATACATGTCAAAACGCTTTTTAGTAGAAAGCTTTGCTTCACCCATGTTTCTTATTTCTTGAAAAGTTTTCATTTTATCTCCTATTTGCTTTAACTTTAGCCAATCTTTCTTTAGCCTTTTTTAAATTGTCTTGAGCTTTACGACGCTTTTCTATTTTATTTGCTTTTTTATTAGCAGCGTCTGCCCGGCCTTGTGTTGATAGACGCTTAGCTCCTTTTTTTACACCTTTAACTGCAGCCTTTCCTCCGGCTTTAGCCGCTTTACCAGCTAATCTTGCTGCGCCCTTTGCCAGTTTCCTAATTAATTCGTCAATTTGTTCTTCACTTAATGCGCTAATATATGCTTGCTGATCGGCTTCATTCATGTCAACAAAATTATCAACACTAAGCTCTCTTATTTCTTGAAAACTTTTCATTTTTATCCTCTTATTTTTGCGGCTAGGTCTTTGTCAGCCCCGCCCCATGTTCCTTTTGATTTTGTTGCAAATGAATTAACTCGTGCTAATCCCCATTGTGTTGGATTTGTTCCAGGTCTATGGCTTGATTTCCAAGCTGCGTATCCTCTATCAAATACTTTCTTTAATATACCATAAGGCATACCGGTTTTATCGGCCTTTTTCATAAGAGCTGCTTTTGCATCAGCTTCTTCTAAAGATTGTGAGAAGCTTTTCATTTCTCCAAACTTCTTTTTGAAATTCTTTGTATGTTTACTTTCAGGAGCATTAGGTCTTTCTTTATCATGAGCTGCTTTTTGCTTTGCATTCATGTCAGAATATTTCTTTTCTTCCTTTTGCCCTGGCGTATCTTTTTTATATTGAGCCGTTAACTTTTTAGTGCCAAATTCTCCAGCACCACATTTTTCTTCTAAATGCTCAACGTCATCAAGCCATACTCTTTTTTTCCATTGGCCAAATTCAACTACTAAAAAGTTAGTGCCACATCTTTGTATAACACCAACTTGGTTTGTTTCTTTTAAAACGACTTCATCGCCTTCTTTAAATAGATTGCCTTCAACAAACTTTTCTCTTTTCTCAGAGACTGGCGCTAATTCAATATGCTTACGTACCGATTCCCTTTTAAGATTCATGCCTTTACGTAATGCATAGTATAATGTTTGGATACCATCACCCGGTATTTCTAAAGAGTTATCAGCAAATCCTTGTAAATCACCAGCTGCAACAAAAGCTCTTAGTTTAGATGCTGACATTCCGGAAACACCTTCAGCATCAGGATCACGTTCTCCAGCAGAAATTACTTTAATTCCACCTTCAAAATTATAAAATCCGTGCCTTGCCTTTTGACCATTATACTTATTTAATAATTTTTCAAATTCATCAACTCGGTCGCTGCCAGCAACCATAGAAACTTTAGTATACCCTTGATCATATAGCTTTACTGCAATATCAATTACAGTACGTACATCGGCATCTGCCATAATGTTTCGAGCATGCTTAGGAAACATTTTACGCATAAACTTGACTTTTTCTTTAAAGGTAAGAGGGTTCTTCTTAGGATCTTGAGACTTAGAAGCATATATGCGATATGAACCACCTGAAACCTTTTTTAGTTTTTCAAATAGTTTCTCGTGGCCTGTTGTTGGAGGATTAAACCGGCCGAACACAAAGGTCATTTCTCCCTTTGCTTCTGATAGATATTCGCCAAAGCTTTTAAAATCCATTATTTGTCACCTTTACTTTTTAATTTTGCTCTATCTTTCTTTTTAATTGCAGGCAAAAGCTTTTTGGCTATTTTTGCAATAGCTCCTTTTTTATTAGCTAATTTTTTTTCAATACCGGCCCGTGCTGCAAATGATAGATCACCTTTCTTTTTGTCTTTGAGGATTTTTTTGATTAGAAACTCTCTAGCTGCTTTATTTGCTTTAGCTTTAAGTTTTTCTGGGGATGCTAATTTCTTGGCTGCTTTCTTTTTGCCAAGCGCAATTTTAGCTTTGTTTTTTCGAAATGCAGCTTTCATCTTCATACGATGCTGAAGTGACATTGCTTCTGAAAAGTCTACGCTTTCTTCAGATAGTTCTGCGTTGTGATCTTTGAATGATTTCATCTTATCCTCGGTTCCCATTTAGTTAGGATTATCCCAACCTTTAATTATATCTTTGCTGAAATTATTAGTAGAAAATTCTAAACGATCTACCAATTTAACAGCGCCACCTTCCATACGATCTATAGCAACAAAACCCTCAGGGTTGGTCACTTTAAATCCGGATCTTGTCTTTACAAACGTGCCAATATTATTTAACTTGTTTAGTTTATTTATAATAATTAATTTGCTATCTGTTACTAAATTATGTAAATCAAACACATTTTGTAAGTTTTTTATGTTTGATTTGTCAAAAAACGCAAGTAATTGATCTCTTTTAGCAATTTGAATATCCTTACCCTTTTGACTACTTCTCTTGTCAATTTCTTTTTGGTATCTTGCATTAACCCACATTACTAATCCAGTTGCATGCTTCTTAGTATCTGTGATACGCTGGCCTTCTCTCACTTTAGCATTATTATATACATTGATCATAAGATTTAATTCTTTATTTGATTCAATTTCTTTAAGTGTTGAAGCTGAGATTTTTCTAAACATTTTGCCCGCATCAGAAAGCTTTTTATTTAGTGCGTCGGTTTCTTCTTTTGTTAATGTCGCGGTTCCTGATAGATCATCCAATGTTGCGTCTTGCATCCACACATCTTTAGATGATCTAAGTTTACTAACGATTTCTCTACCAAACTCGGCACTCATCGTCTCAAATGTTGCTCCAGAATACGTTGTATGCCAAACAATTCCGATCTGAGCTGCTCCAATCTCCTTAGCGAGGGCACTACCAGTAGGTACTGCGTAAGCGATAGTGTTAGGATGAAACACAATATGACTAACTCCATTTATCTTCTCCTTTTTGAGGTCTGACTTATCAAACATAAAGTCGCCTTGTATAACACCTTTAATTCCTAAAGGCTTAAGATAGTCGTATGCCATTTTTAATTTTTTAGATAGATCTCCACTTGTATCAGCATCTATATCTGCGTGTGATTTATAAATTTTTGGATTGGCATTAAAGATGCCTTTTTTTGCAACAAAGAATTCGCCATCGGATGGATCTTCTCCTGCAAATACGGCGGGGGCACCGTCCCACTTTACGGTAATGTCTACTGCAGATTTTGCATTACCGGATAACATATCTCGCAACGACCTGAGTGCGATGATAGCTTGGCGCGCCCCCTTAACTCCACCGTCAATAATAAGATCCTCGATATGAATCATATGAGTATTCTTTCCTGCGGCTTCTGATAATTGATTTTTAAATGATTTCATTATTGGTATACCTTTACATATGCACTAGAATCTTCTAATTTAGATCCAGCGTAGTTTACGATTTTAGTAATCCACCTATTACCTTTGACGCCAGCATTTAAATCTACATAGTATAAAACATATAGACATGACAATTTTGCGCCTAACCAATAAGCATCTTTACGTAAGATTTCTTTTTCAAAGCTTTCATAAGAGTCATTCTTATAAAAATGGCTATACATTCTCCAAAATATTTTAGTGGATTTGCTATCGCCTTTTACAATTTTCTTTGCCATTCTGTTTATTGATTTATTATCTGGAATTCGTTTACGCATAACCTGCTTTATAGCGTCTTGCATAACTCCATATCCGGCGCCGCCGCCTCGTGCAGTTTTAAGCACAATTTCTGCTCTTATTGCACCTCCAAGAGAACCAGCACTTAGTGCAAGTTTTCCGCTATCAAATATAACAGTTGCTGCTTTAGTAGACCAAAAAGTTCCTCTTTTTTCACCTTGAAAAAGTATATTAGAAATTTTATGATCGTCAGTATCAGGGGGCAATTTAATATTATATTCTACTGCTTTAGCTGTTTTTTTGACAAGCTTAAGTGAGATGCCTACAAGCTTACGATCTACAAAAGCTTGTAGTAGTGATTTATTATAACCTGCAATAGTGTCAGTGTTTAGATCGCTCATGTTAAATGTTTTATCGATAGCCCATATATCTCCTGGGTTCCATTTATCATCTTTAACTGGAGTTTGATCTGAATTTGTATATGCTAGGTTTTTCATACTATAGACCGAATTCATCAGTCTACTATTTCTATGAAATGTCTGAGACTTATTAATATATCCTTCTTTATAAAGCAACTCTGCAGATAGATATGAAGAAGTAAACCATCCACCCTCAACCGATAATATTTCATCTAAGCTTGCATCTACTTCAACTTGGCCATATGCGGCTTCGAGTATATCGTGATTCATAAAGAATTCTTCTGATTGATTTCCGTGATCTAGGAATGCTTGACACATAACACATTGATGAGACTCTGTTATTTTAGTATTAAGTGTGCCGCCTCCAGCTCCTCCTCCACCGCCAAACACTGAGCTCTTTCCTAGGTCGGAAGATGAAATAGTTGTTTCGTCGTCGTTTAAGGGGAATGGCTTTTTTAATTTCTTAAATATCTCAATTTGAGCTAAAGCATCTTCGATATTAGTTACTGTAAAAGTGCCACCTTTTGCGAGCTCGAGGGGTTTTTTATCTCTGATAAGACGCGTTAAAATGTCTATACGATCTTCACCGGTAGACGTATTCGGTTTTTGCAGTTCTGCTGGAGTTAGCTTAACTGCCTCTTGGATGCTTTCGAAATTGCTAAATTTTATCATAGTAGTATTATAACGCTCCGGTTGAATTTGTACAATACTATTTATACTATTTTTTAATTCGATAAGAAGGTTCGTAGAGTTTATTTGGATGAATGTCATCGTTTTCGTCGGTATAAATTATACCAAGTATTTCTAACATTCCTATCATCTTTTCTCCGCCTTCTTTCAGTCCAATCTTATAAGAAGACCAACCTACTCCAACAATAACTGTAGAAAATATTAAATATTCCATTATTTAACAAATATCCGTTCCATAACTGACTCGTGCCCTTTAGCAACCATTCCAGCATGAAATTTCATAGCTTCACTCATATCGTCAAAAATATATGATGCAAGTAAGTTTCCTTCTTTATCGAGTGCAGTAACTTTCCAACTATCCATTATCCATTCCTCATGTATTTAGATGCAGGTTTTAATTCAATAAACTTCCTGCGGGATTTAGAAAATTGCTTCATAGGAGATTTAAACTCAGTATACATTTTAGTACCTGTAGATTTAAACCCTACGCAATGTCCGTGTTCATTTAAGATATAGGTATGATTCAGGACTTTATATCCTGCATCATCCCATGTTGTGATTTCTTTGAAAGCTTTATACTGTGTAGACATAAACATCCATCCTTTCAGCATGTCTTAGTGGAAGAGACTGATCGTATTTTCTAGGATGTTTTCCATCAGCAATTGCTGCTGCAGTCCTTGGACCTCTACCTTGACACTTAACTCTGTATCTAGTAGACTTGACCGGTTCGACATCTGTCCAACCACTCTGATATCTATAATTATTCATTTTGTCTTTCTGAGCAGCCATTTTGTTTATAGCTTTAACAGTTGACCTAACAGTTTCTAGTTCTAACATATCGCCTGCACTTTTAGTATA